GGCGAAACAGAACTCATCCTCGACGCGGGGCAGACCCTCAAGATTGTCTCGGTCACACGCAAGGTCGAGGGCGGCTTCGACGTCGTCGTCGACATCGTCTAGGGGGGCACATGGGACTCGACCAACCACAGCAGTTCGACAGGGCGGGGGACTTGGAGCGGCGCGTCCGGGCGGTGCGCGGTTCGCTCAAGGCGTACTTCGTCCGGCGAGTCCTACGCAAGCGGTTCTGGTCGAACCTGACAGACGAAGAGCAAGACATCATCATCGCGGCGGAGAGTGGCGAATAGGTATGGTTGACGTCGCGCGGCGGGTAGCGTACGGTCAGAAGGCGGGAGACGGTAGCCTGCACCTTGAGGAACGCAGCGTAGTCCTTCGACGCGGTCCTCTTCGCACAGGGATAGCGGACCGTCCTTCCCGCGATAACACGAAGGGAGACCCATATGCTGCACCTTGACGTCATGAACGCGATTACGCGCGACTACATCACGGGCACGTCCATCGCGGCGTCCACGCTCGACTACTCCGAAGAGATGCGCGACTTCCGTCTCGGGTTGGCGAACCGTTGGGCGGCGTGGAAGAGCACGCACCCGAACGACATCCTTGTCTTCCCCGAAGAACTCGAAGTCGGCGACGTCCCGGACCCGACGTACGACGAAGCCGAAGATGGGACGTTGACTCCGAGCAACGCGGACGCGAAGAAACTGGCCGAAAGCGCTTGACGGGGTCTCCGCTAGCGTATACGATGACCATGTCATCAAGAGACGCACGAACGGAGACCCCAACATGACCGACACGACAGAGACCCCCGGACGGACCATCCCCGCCGAGTGGATGAGCGCTCCGCAGTTCGCCAAGATAATCCGCCGTGCGCTCAAGGACGAGTTCCCCGGCGTGAAGTTCTCGGTTCGTTCCTCGCAGTACAGCGGCGGCTCTTCCGTCCGCGTCGGCTACAAGGGCTTGAGCAAGTCCGAGTGGAACCGCGAGATGTACCGGCAGGACGTCGAGTACGCTCCCGGAATGCCTGACCGGGAACAGGTCGAGGCGGTCGTTGGCCGGTTCGAGACTCGCGGCTTCGACGGCATGATTGACATGGGCTACTACATCGAGTTGGCTGTCGACTCGAACGACCGGGTCATCGGCTCGCGGTCCACAGGGACCGAAGGCAGCCGGGGCACCGTCCCCGCGTGGGATGACACCGACACGTACGAGGTCGCCCGCAAGGTCGACCGGTTCGTTCGCGGCGGCTCGTTCGTCTTCGTTGAAGTCGACATGGTCGCCTGACCACTAGCACGAAAGATTGGAGACCGACATGACTGACCTTCGCCCCCGCAACACTTCCGCTCGCGAGACCCGCAACGTCACCATCCGACTCGGCGCAGACGTCGAAGGCGAATGGACGTTCATCTCGAACCGCGTCGACCATCCCTTCGAGACCCGCTACACGATGGCGTACCGCATCTCGCTCTCTGACGACGCGGTCCTCTTCGACCGTCACGGTCGGCTCGCACAGATGCGCGTCTACGTCAACATCACGGAGCAGGACAACGAGCGTCCTTCGTTCCTCGCGACGCGCGGCACCATCCGCGTCAACCGTCTCTTCGACGGGACCATCGAGTCCTACGAGGCGGAAGCCGACTTCGGCGAGCGGACCCCCGTCAACGCTTCCTCGAAGCGCGGTGCAGCCGAAGCGCTGGTCTCGGAACAGGCGGACGCGTGGCTCCGCTCACAGGTTCTCGCGGCGGTGCGTCAAGGCAACAAGGTCGCGAAGTAGGGGGTTGACAGACTACGCCAGCGTAGAGGACAATCCTTGTGTCATCAAGACACAGCACGAACGGAGACCGAAACAATGACCACGACATTCCGAACCGCTCTCGTCACGGACTTCGGTGAGACGGGTTCGCTCTACGGCGACCCGAACGACGCTCGCCTGTCCTTCATCGACCGGACCGAAGGGCCGACCATCGTCGTCGGCGACGAGTTCCGCGAAGGTCTCGCGGAGCAGGCTTGGGTCGTCGGGAACCGACAGGCTCGCGACGCCGAAGGTCAGGCGTGGCCGTCGAACGTCCGCTCGCTGTCCGTGGGCGACGCTCTCATCGTCGAGGTCGAGGGTCGCGAAGTGGTCTTCGTCGCTCTCCCCATCGGCTTCCGCAGGCTCCCCGTGAGCGGTCCGGCTCTTCGCCGGGTCTCCGCCCGGAGTGAGCAGGGCGAGCGCGGTCCGTGGGCCGACGACAGCGACGTCGTCGAGCCGGGACTGACGGACCCTGAGAACTACGCGGCGTGGGTCGAGGCCGGTTCCCCGGCTTCGGTCTCGTCCTTCTAGCACGAACAGACAGCACGAAGGGAACCACGACATGACCGACTCCATCGTTCACGAGACCGTCACCGCCACGAAGACCCGCGTGAGCAAACTCCGCAAGGGCGACGTCGTCGTCACGCAGGGCGGCGAACTGCTCACCGTCGTCTACGCCGTCCCTCGCTCGTTGGGTCCGGAGATGACCCCCGCTGTCAATCTCGGACTTGAGAACGCGCAGGGCGAGACCCACGCGCGCCTGCTCGCTGCCAACGACATCGCTCCGGTCGTCGAGTTCGCGCCGAAGCCGCTCAAGGTCTCCGTGACCCTGACCATCGAAGTCGACCGCGACAAGTGGGAACTCGCATACGGCGAGCGCGACGCCAAGAGCATTCGCGAGGGCGTCAAGTCGATGTTCCACACGGACGGCGTCTTCGCGGAAGACAGCGGCGCGGAGGTCGTGAACGCACGATAGGATGTGAACCAATGGCAATCTACGTCACGGGTTGGGGACCGCACACAGCGGTCCTCGACGGCAATAAGGTCATCGACGCGTCATCCGTCGAAGCGCGGCGCATCCTCGAAGACGCGCTCTCGAAGACTGCGGTCGTCATCGAACGCGTCCCATATCCGGACGACGAAGCCGACGACTCCCCCATCATCGACGAGCGGACTCGCGACTACGAGAAGAGCCACAGGCTGCACGCGTTCGCGACCCTGCTCGTGCTCGACGCCGACATCGTCATCCCTCCGGAGGACATCGAGGCGGTTCGTGAGGCGGGCTATCAGGTCGACGGCGAAGGGTTCCTAGTTCCCTCCGATTGACACGAAGCCTATCCGGACCCCTATAATCCGGACGTGGCGAACGTCGTCTCGCGTGACGGCAACTTCGAGGTAATCGCTCCCATCGCGAAGCGCGACCGGGCGCGACAGATTGCCTATGGCGTGGTTCTCGAACCGCGCGAGGCGAGCGACCCCGACTTGCAGGGCGACTATTACACTCCCGACGACGTCGAGAAAGCGGCTCACCGCTTCATGTCTCACGTCTCGAAGGGCGACGGCTTCGGCGATACGGACCACGACAACGAGACTCGCGCGGGTTATCCCGTCGAGTCTTTCATTGCGCCTGTGGACTTCACGCTAGGCGACCAACGGGTCCGCAAGGGGTCGTGGGTCATGGGAATGCACTACCCCGACGCGTCTATCTGGCAGGGCATCGTCGAGGGGCGTTACGCGGCGTTCTCTGTCGGCGGCTACGGACGGAGGGCATAGATGCCACAACGCTTGACTGACATGGACATCGACACGGTCTCACTCGTCGACAAGGGGGCAAACGGCAAGCGCATCGCCGTCCTCAAGAGTGCGCGCCTTCCGATGGTCTCCATTCCCTCCCCTGACGGCCCACAAGCCACGGAGAGCGGCGATGGCATCGAAGCCGACAAGGAACCCGACTCGGGTATCCGGACGGCCCTGACGAAGATTGCGGACGCTCTCGGTCTATCTGACGGAGAAACGTTCGAGGGCTTCGTCGACAACGGGGGCGCGACCCTCACAGCGGAGACCGTCAACAAGGCGGTCGACTCATATCGGGACTTCGTCCTCGACGCCATCAAGGTCGAGAAGGCGGGTCGGAAGATTAGCGGCGCACGAATGAGCCAACTCAAGGCGGCGATGTCCGTGTTGGGCGAACTCATCAACGGCGTCGAACGCGGGTTCTGGACACCGCCGAACTCGACGAGCATCGAGAAGGGACAAGAGGTAGACGACATGAACGAGCAGGAACTTCGCGACATGGTCACGAAGACCGTCGCAGAAACTTTCGCCACGGCATTCGGCGAGGACGGCGCGGGCGCGAAGGCAATCGCGAAGGCCGTCGCCAGCGCAGCGACCCCCGAGACCCCCGAGACCCCGGAGACCCCCGTGGTTCCCGAGACTCCCGTGGTTCCCGAGACTCCCGCTCCCGTAGCGGACAACTCGGCGGCTCTCGCTGACATCAACAAGCGTCTCGACGAGATTGCCGCGACCAATGGTCAGGTCATCGAAGCCGTGGCGAAGGTCGCCGAGCGCACCGACGTCCTCGAAGGTGGCAAGCGCCAGAGTGCAGCCGTCGTCGAAGTCGTCGAGAAGGAAGCCGTCAAGCGCAACCCGCTGTCCGGCATCCTCGGTTAGAACGGAGACGACATGACGAACGCACTTGACACCGTCGCTCCCCCTTCGGGGAAGTGGTCGTCTGACGGGCTTGCTCGTGAGTACGACACGGCGCTCGGCTCTCTGCTCCAATCGGGCAGCGTGGCGGATGCGGCGGGCGCGGGCGCAATCCCGCTGACCTCCCGCTACGTCGCGAAGACCATCGGCTCGGCAGGCGTGGAAGCGCTGACCCTCGCAGATGGCACGCCGGGGCAGGAACTCACCATCGCCTGTGTCGCGGTCGGCACCGGCTCGGCGACCATCACGCCAGCGACCGCATCCGGGTTCTCGGTCTGCACGCTCATCGCGGCGGGTGACAACGTGACCCTCAAGTTCATCGACTCGACTACCGGTTGGGTCGTTCAAGGCACGGGCGGCGTTCTCGCTCCCCCGTTGCTCACCGCATAGCGGACAAGGGAGAAACAGGACATGGCAGGAACGAGCAAGACCCGTCCGTACAACGCGGTCAACGCGGGCGCGCTCTCCATCGCGGAGTGCGAAATCACATTCTCGGCGGCGGACGCACGCGTCCTTCTCGTCGAGGGGCTTCCGGCGAACAGTCTCATCGTGGACGCGTTCTTCGACTTGACCGAAGCGTTCGACAGCGGCACGTCTGACACCCTCTCCATCGGGACCGGTGCCACGGGCGGCGCGAACGACGGCGACATCCTTGACACGGTCGACGGTCAGGGGACTCCGGGCGTCTTCCCGGCTACTCGCAGCATCCCGAAGGTCTCGGGTCTGTCGGGCGGCGAGGACGTGTACGCCTATTACAACACCGAAGGCACCGCGCCATCGGCAGGCGCGGCGAAGGCATACATCGTCTACGCGCGACTCGCAGACAACGGCTAGAGCCGAGAGAGAATAGAGGACAACTGACATGACCATGACCGGCGCGGAACTGCTCCGCAAGGCAGCCGGACCCATCACGGTTCCGGGCGAGTTCATCGCGGCGAGCGGACTACTGCTCCCCGAGCAAGCAACTGCCTTCCTTGATGCGGTCTATGACGCAACTCCGTTCGCAGCGCTACAGCGCGTCGAGCGTCGTCGCTCCAAGTCGGGCACCATCGCCAAGATTGGCATTGGCTCCCGTCTGCTCCGACCGAAGACCACGGGTGTTGACGACGCGACTCTCGCGAAGCCGACGACCGGCGACGTCGCCTATCAGACGGTCGCAAGCCGTCTCGATTGGGACATCGACGAAGAGGTCTTCGAGGAAAACATCGAGGGCGCGGGGTTCGAGGACCACACGCTCCGACTCATGACCGACCAAGTTGGTCGCGACCTTGAGGACTTGCACTTCAACGCCGACACGACCGACGTCTCTGCGGACGCCGTCTTCCTCAACATGAACAGCGGTTGGCTGTATCAGTTGGCGAACGACGGTCTCGCGAACCGCGTCGACGGCTCGGCCATCTCCGCAGGCGCAGTCGAGAAGGGTCACTTCTTTGCGGCGGTCGAGGCGATGCCGAACAAGTACATGCAGGCGGGACGCGTCCGTTGGATGGCGTCTCCGACTACATGGTCCCGTTACGTTGAGTACCTGACCGACCGCGCAACCGGCGCGGGCGACTCGGCTCTCATCTCGGGTCAGGTTCCGTCCATCGCAGGCATCTCGGGCATCTCCATCCCCGCCATGCCGAACGACCGCATCCTGCTCGCGGACCCGCAGAACTTCATCGTCGTGAACACGAAGGACATCCGTGTCCGTCGCACGACCGAAGGCAGGGAAGCAATCAGGGCAGACAAGAGGTTCTACGCAATCTTCCTCGACGATGACCCCATCATCGAAGAGCAGGACGGCGTCGTGGACATCTACGGTCTCACCGCCTAGACCATTCCAGAAGGTGAGTCGGGTCGCTATAGGGCGTGACCCGACTCACTAACTCCATCACACGCGGGAGGTCCGGAGGAACATGTACGTCAAGTTGACACAGGCGGGCGGCAGGCTCGGCAC